CTATCCTCATCTGATCATGCAGTATAACATTTCATTTGAGACCAAGGTAGGGATGACTCCAGATATTCCAAGTGTCCAAAAAATGTTGGACAGAGAATACAAACTACCAGAGGGAGTCACAGTCACACCGAATGGTGCGATGTTCAAGACAGACAAACAGGGTTTCCTTCCTGAGATGTTGCAGATGTTCTACAATGACAGAGTGACATTCAAGAAGAAGATGTTGGAGACACAACAGCTCTACGAGAAAGACAAAGATCCTGTCCTGCTGAAACAGATATCGTATTATCACAACATGCAGATGGCTCGTAAGATTTCACTCAACTCAGCCTATGGTGCGATTGGGAACGAGTTCTTTCGATACTATGATCGAGACATTGCCGAAGCTATCACGATGTCTGGTCAACTGTCAGTCAGGACTGCAGAGAACTGTATCAACAAGACGATGCAAAATATGTTACAGTCTGAGTCTGACTTTGTGATCGCTGCTGACACAGATTCTATCTATGTGAATTGTGGTCCTCTGGTTGAGAAGACGTATGAAGATGTTCCGTTTGAACCAGACAAAGACAATGTCGACAACAAGAAAGCGATAGTTGCGTTTCTGGACAAGGTGGGTGATGGACCATTTCAACAAGTCCTTGACAAAGCGTATCAAGATTTGTATGAATACACACAAGCTTATGAACAGAAGATGTTCATGAAACGAGAAGGTATTTCGGATCGTGGTGTCTGGACTGCAAAGAAACGATACATTCTAAATGTATGGAACAACGAAGGTGTCCAGTACGAGAAACCGAAACTCAAGGTGATGGGTTTAGAATCTGTTCGTTCATCGACTCCTGAGATTTGTCGAGACAGACTGAAAGAAGCCTATGCTCTTATCATGACCAAAACTGAATCTGATCTACAGAAGTTCAATACTGAGTTCAAGAAAGAATTCAATCAAGAACCAGTCGAGAACATTGCATTCCCAAGGTCAGTCAAAGGTCTGGATAAGTATGGGTCACGTAGGGAAATCTATAAACAAGGATGTCCTATCCATGTTCGTGGTTCCCTGTTATATAATCACTTTCTCAAGGAGAAGGGACTAGACAAAACTTATGCCAAGATACAAGAAGGTGAGAAGATCAAGTTTGTGTATCTGGTCATGCCGAACCCTACTCACGAGAATGTTATTGCAATGGTTGACGGACTCCCAGAAGGACTGGGTCTAGATAAGTACGTTGACAGAAATCGAATGTATGAAAAAACCTTCTATACGCCGCTTGCGGAACTGGTGGAAAAGATTGGGTGGAACCTTGAAGAGACCACGACGCTGGACGCATTCTGGGCATAACTACTTGACATACCCACCATTTAATGGTATAATACACGTAAAGGTTCAACATCCAAATGATGAAAATTCTTGGATTGAATACGATCTCAAGTCATGGGACGCTATGTTGGACTTCTTTAATAATCAGCCATACAATTGGCGAGTCTTGGAAATGAAAAAGAAATGAGTTATTTAAACGACTTAGTAAAGGTAACAGGAAATGAATATGCCTCAATCGTTGAAGAAGGCGTGGGAACAGGTGACGTTACTCACTTTATTGACACTGGTAGCTACGCCCTTAATGCTTTGGTCTCTGGTTCTCTTCATGGTGGATTTGCAGGTAACAAAATTACAGCAATCGCTGGTGAACAGGCCACTGGGAAGACTTTTTTCCTATTGGGTATGGTCAGGAACTTTCTTGAATCTGACCCAACTGCTGGGGTACTATACTTTGAATCTGAGTCAGCGATTAGCAAACTCATGATTGAACAGAGGGGAATCGATTCCTCTCGTATGGTGATTATTCCAGTCACAACTATCCAAGAATTCAGAAACCAATGTATCAAGATTATAGACAAACATCTTGAGATCCCAAAGGAAGACCGACCACCTTTGGTTATTTGTCTCGACTCACTTGGGATGTTATCCACACAGAAAGAAGTGGAAGACATCGCAGCTGGGAAGGACACACGTGACATGACTCGTGCTCAACTCATTCGTGGTGCATTCCGTGTACTCACATTGAAAGCAGGAGCAGCGGGAATACCTATCTTTATGACGAACCATACATACGAAGTGGTTGGTGCATACGTACCTACAAAGGAGATGGGTGGTGGTGCAGGTCTAAAATTCGCTGCATCAAACATTCTGTTCCTCACAAAGAAAAAGTTCAAAGATGGAACAGTGCAAGTCGGAAACATAGTAACTTGCAGAAACTACAAGTCTCGACTTACAGTAGAAAACAAGAAAGTCGAATCTCTCATCACATTCAATGGTGGTCTGAGTAGGTGGCATGGAATGATTGATTTTGCCATCAACTACGGCCTTTGGAGCATGTCAGGGAGTAGGGTGGACGTTGGAGACAAAAAGGTCTACGCGAAAGACATTATGAAAAACCCTGAAGATTATTTCACAGAGGATGTGATGAGTAAGATAGAAGAAAAAGTTGCAGAGGAGTTTAAATACGGAACACTTGAACCGCTTCCTGAATCTAACGAAGAGACTGCACAAGACGAATTCAATTCAGCGAGCGATCCAAATGGAACATGATACAATACAAGTCGAGGGTGAACGAGAAGTTGCACGAACCAACCTCGACTATTCCTTCATCGAAAACCCAGTCGACAAGGAATCAAAAGATCCAGTTATATTACTCAGACACGAAAAATACGAAGGAGTTGTCTTCAAAATCAACTCAATGGGCTACCATGACGATGCCCAGAATGAAGACGGCTCGTACCCCTTTGCGGTAGATTATGACATAGTCGCCGTTGCAGAAACTCTGGATGTTTCAGAGTTTACTTCCCAGTACGACAAGGAAGAGTTTGAAGAAATTGTCGTGAACATTGCAGTAGATATAATGGCAAAGATAAATGCGTCTAGAGAATACAATACTGAGACAACTGGTAACCAATGAAGAGTTCACACGTAGGGCTCTTCCCTTCATCAAGAAAGACTATTTTGCAGACCACATTGATCGTCAGGTCTTTACAGAAATAGAAGCTTTCCTTCTAAAATACAATGCAGTTCCCAGTCTAGAAAGTCTGGTGATCGACCTCAACAACAAGAAAGGGTTGTCTGAGGATGTGTTCCGTGGAACAGTAGAAGCGATCAACAAACTTTTTGAAGATTCTGAAGAAGTCAACCAAGACTGGTTGATGGAAGAGACTGAGAACTGGTGTCAGTCCAAAGCCATCTACAACTCCATCATGGAGTCCATCAACATCTATGATGGAAAGTCCAAAGAGATGGACAGAGGAGCGATTCCCAAACTACTGTCCGATGCTCTTGCAGTATCGTTTGACTCAAAGGTAGGTCACGACTACGTAGAAGACTGGGAAGATCGTTTCGACTTCTACCACAAGAAAGAGTTCAAGATTCCATTCGACTTGGAATACATGAACAAGATTACAGATGGTGGTCTCCCAAACAAGACACTCAATGTTATCATGGCTGGAACAGGTGTAGGTAAGTCCCTGTTCATGTGTCATTGTGCAGCGAGTAACCTAAATATGGGACACAACGTGCTTTACATCACTATGGAGATGTCAGAAGAACGTATCGCTGAGAGAATAGACGCGAACCTTCTGGACACGAAACTCCAAGATTTGCGAGACCTGAGTAGAGATTTGTATACTACAAAGGTAGAAGCTATAAATAAGATGGTAAAGGGAAAACTCATCGTCAAGGAATACCCCACCGCTGCAGCTCACGTGGGACACTTTCGACATTTACTAAACGAGTTGAAGATCAAGAAGAACTTCACACCTCAAATCATCTACATAGATTATCTGAACATTTGTGCGTCCTCTCGTATTCGTGGAGCGAACGCATCGAATATGTACACTCTGGTCAAATCTATCGCTGAAGAATTCAGGGGATTTGCCGTGGAAAACAATCTACCAATAGTCACGGCAACACAGGTGAACAGAACTGGATTTATGTCCAGTGACGTTGACTTGGGAGATACATCAGAGTCTTTCGGACTTCCCGCAACTGCAGACTTCTTCTTAGCTCTGACCTCAAGTGAGGAACTAGACGAGAAGGGAATGATTGTGGGTAAACAGTTGAAGAATCGTTATGGAGATCCTTCAACGAATCGTAGGTTTGTCATAGGTATTGACAGGTCCAAGATGCGTCTGTATGATGTAGCCGATCAGTCGATCATTACACAACCTGCATCAAAGAACGAGGAAGAGGATGACACTCCTGCTTTTGATCGTGGAACAGATAATCGAATGACTAATAAACGAGAGTTTGGTGAATGGACTACTTAACTGAAGAACAAAGAATAGAGAAACTTAACGCAAGTATTCGACACTCGAAACAAGTCTGGCAACATTTTGTTCAGAATTGTCACGTGGATTGGACTATCGTTGAGAATAAAATTTCAAGTCAACTCACAGACTATCTGGCTCTCCCTACTACGTTCAGTGTAAAGGAAAGTACAGAACTGGAAGAGAATGCTTGTTACATGGATGGAACTTCTACAGATAGTGACATCTCTGTTACCTTCTACTGTTCCCCACAAATCTATTCAAGAGCCATAACCATTCCTGTACAGGTATTGGCGAACCTTGAACATGATTTTACAAAAGTAATACTTCACGAGTACACTTCAATCATTTCTGTATTCATGAACGTAGACGAAGAACTATTCGCAAATGTCAACCCTGTTATCCTTGAGTCCTACTCTTCAGAACTTGCGTATGACTATGTCGCGACAGGTGATGTCACACAGTCAGATGTACTGGACAGGTTTGTACAGGCAAAAATCCCAGAAGTAAAATCCGAACTATTTCATAGAGCCGCACTTAGAGCTGAATCCTTCGCAAAAATAAAATGACATTACGTGAAAAAGTAGAATCGTTCTGTAGGGATGGTCTCCCTATCATTCCCAAGAATGAACTCCAGATGTTAAGGTATGAGTTCAACGATGAAGAAATACTGCAAACCATTGCAAATATTATTTACGAGAACAAACCGCCTTATCCCAGAAAAGTATCCCTACAAAATTCATTCAAGGCTGACGAAAGATTCTTCAGACTTCTCGCCAAAGATGCTACAGAATACATAACTCCAGCTGGACAAGAAGAACGAGAAGTCCTTGAAAAGTTCGATGACTATCGAAGACCATACTCAACTCATGGTCTAGGTGTTATTGATTGTCCTGCAAGCTTCAATATCATCTCTGACTACGATATGTATGAAGAGAGAATGAAATGTGGTTCTACGTTTGGTCCATCACCATACGAAACATGGACACAACATCCAGATCGAATGTGGAAACTGTTCAAGTATTTCTATCGAAGTCTGGGTGATGGTTCAGTGTCCATCGAAACATACATCGCCTCATTTCGTATTGGTGCGTATCTGGCTACACAGTTCAAACCACCAGTCGCAAAGTGTATCTACACGATGACAAATGCGACAAAAGTTCTGGACACATCATGTGGTTGGGGTGATAGACTAACAGGTTTTTATTGTACACCTACAGCAAAAGAGTATGTTGGTTGTGACCCGAATGGTGATGTGTGGATCAAGTACATTGACATGGTTCGTAGGTATGAGAGACTTCTTGGTTCCGAACCAGTCATTGACATACAGGATGATTTCTTTCGTTCCGTAGGTCACAAGACTGTCACCATCTACAGGTCAGGTGC